TTACACCTCGCTTTCTATCAAACTATATAGGTACTCCGCTCTTGTAACGGGATCATCTGGAAGTTTACCTTCTGATTTTCTCATCTTGAATCGTTCTATAGGTGAGGGAGCAGTAAAAGCTGCAAGCTCTACAATCCGCCCTAAGTCCTTCGCACGTTTATTTCTAATCTCTTCAGCCTTATCAAATGTTTCTTTATCTATGATTGCTGGATATACGTCATTTCCGAGATAAAGGATATTTTTCAAAATACGCCCCATTACTGAATGCGTCTTCTCAATACCTGCCTGTTCACCAGCCACTGTAAGGGAAAGTCCTGATATATATTTTTCAAAGAACTCCTTTACTTGACCTGCTGCCTTCTCATCGACAGTTATGACTCCGTCTTTAACTGTATATCCGTATGGTACATATGCCATTTATCTCACCACCTTTTCTATAAGGGAAAGTCCACATTTCATTTTAAAGGTCAGTTCATCCCTTGAATTTACAATGATGTTTTCTACAAGCTTTTCAAAAGCTTCATCTGTATAATTGCCATCAAAATTATCTGCTGACACATAATCAAGAAGTGCCTTTACCTCGTCTGCCTGAGAAGAGCCACTTGTAAATGACATGACTAGGTTCGTCTTCTCAGCAGTAAAATTTTTCATTTCTTTATCCAGAACATTTCGTTCCTTGTTAAAAAGAGCTGGTTCAAGAAACCCTTTAGTCATAAGACCAATCAGTGTATTGCGTTCTTCGGTTAATTGCCCCATGCGTTTATCTATGGCATCAATTCTTGCAAGATCGCATTCTTCATCAATCTTGTTTATAGAATCATAAAGTGGCTTCAGTATTAGCTTTTTGCTAAATGCGAGCTTATTCATCATGGTTGAGAATGTTGCTTTTATCTCTCCATCACGCAAAAATAACATGGAGCAGCTGTCCTTGTCTTCAATGTGTCCTTTGCAGCTCCAAGCAATATAACTTCTGCCAACAGAGTAGTTTGTTCTTCTCTTGAATTTACTGCCGCACTCTCCACATAGGATTTTGCCACTTAGCACATACCTGTTTTGATAAGCTTTCTTGTTAGCAGTTTTGCTCATAGATTTTGCTCTTTGAGTTATCAGCTTTTGAGCCTTGGAAAATACTTCTCTGCTGATGATCGGTTCATGATGATCCTTGCAGTAAAACTGATCTTTCTCTCCATTGTTTATGTGTCGATTGAAGTTGCTATCCGTGTAGGTCTTTTGGAAAAGCACATCACCTTTGTATTTTTCGTTGCGGAGCATATCAATCACCGTACCCGAACTCCAATGATTGCCCCTTCTTGCAGGGATTTTGTCTCTATTTAGGCCTTTTGCGATAACACTTCCACCTTTCCCTGAAAGGCACTCTGCAAAAATACGTTTGATTATTTCAGCTTCTTCAGGAACAATAACCATCTCACCATTTATGTTTGCATAGCCATATGGCGGAGTGCCAATAATGTAACTGCCATTTTGAAATTTTTTACTGATTGACCATGTTGTGTTCTGTGAAATAGACGCGGACTCTTCAGCAGCAAAACCAGATAAAATAGAAAGCATTAATTCACTTTCCATATCACCTGTATTCAGATTTTCTTTCTCGAAATAAATATAAACACCGATATCCATTAGGTGCCTTACCAGTTCTAGGCAATCCGTGGTATTTCGTGCAAAACGACTGATGGATTTGGTGATAATAAAATCAACCCGATTTCTTTCACAATCGCGAATCATGCGAAGAAGCTCAGGTCGCTTTTCTTTTTTCGTCCCTGATATCCCTTCATCATAATAAAGCCCTGCAAATTCCCATTCTGGATTGGATTTGATGTAGTTTTCATAGTGCTCCCGCTGAGCTTTAAGGCTTTCTAACTGTTCATCGCTATCTGTTGAAACCCTGGCATATGCGGCCACTCGAAGCTTGTTTTTCGATAACTGTGATCTTGTAAGTTCATCGATCTTCGTTATCTTTTTCATTGTCTCACCTCGCTTTCTTTCATTACATATATCACTCTAAAAGCCACTAATAGCAAGTGATTTAGGACATAATCTCGGCTAGCTTTGGTAAGAATTTCTGTCGGTTTAATGCAGATATTTTATGTCGTTCATCCTCTGTAATCTTGCCTTCTTTATGGAGCATTCCGATAATGCTTTCTGCTATATAAAAGTCATACTCTCTCTGCAACTGTTCTTCTGTCATTGGTTCTGTCTCACCCTTGATCGGGCTGCCATCTTTCACTTCAATAATCTTCATAAAAAAACACCTCCTACCTGGTAGCCACGGCAAGAGGTGAAATCTGATGTTTTAACTAATCTTTCTTATAAAATTCGCATTCATAACCATCGGTATCAAGGAGCAACCCCTTTGCCCAGGGAGGGACTCTACTCATCTTCTGGCACACCCTATCAAGTGACATGCTAGGATCCGCTTCAATAATAACTTCATCATGCACATGAGCCACAATGCGGTAAGAGCTTAGAGTCTTTATGGCATGCATCAAAATATCACGAGAGATTGCTTGGACAATGTTTTCTACAAACTTAGGTCCATAGCTTTCAAGTCGATCCCATTTTTTAGTAGCACCGACACCTTCGTAAGTGACCGATTCTCCACCAAAAACATTCTCACCAATCTGTGGTTTAACATAGGCAAGCTGCCTACCAGAAGGAAGAACAATAAAGAGCATTCCACTCCTGTAATGAAACTTGATATTTTGTATTTCTTGAGATTGCTTTTCTTTGATGCACTTCTTAGCTGCTCTATCCACATCCCACCAGAATTTTACAATATACGGATTGGCCTGCCTCCAGGCATTAACAAGAGGTTTTAATTCTTCCTCCTCAAGGCCCATATCCAGCGCACCCATCGCCTTTAAAGCTCCCACTGATCCACCATAACCTAGAGCCAGTTCTGCGATCTTACCTTTCTGCCTTAAATGCCCATTCACACCATGCTTTTCTACCGGGACATTAAACATCTGTGATGCGGATGCACAGTAAATATCACCACCATTTGCGAACACTTCACTTCTCCACTTTTCGCCTGCAAGCCATGACAGCACACGAGCCTCAATGGCAGAAAAGTCGGCAACTATAAATTTACAGCCTTTCTTTGGCACAAAAGCTGTCCGAATAAGCTGTGAAAGAGTATCTGGTATATCTTCATAAAGCATTTCGAGAACTTCAGAATCGCCATTTTTTACGATGCCTCGTGCCTCTTTTAAATCCTGCATATGGTTTTGAGGTAAGTTCTGCAGCTGCACTATTTTTGAGCTGAAGCGTCCTGTCCGATTGGCGCCCAGAAAAGTAAACATACCACGAATCCTGCCATCACTGCAGACTGCATTTTCCATTGCAGAATATTTCTTAACAGAGGACTTTGCCAGTTGCTGACGGAGTTTAAGCACCTCAGCTAGATGCTCCGGCGCTTCCTTCAATAGTTCTGCCACAGCCTTTTTACCGAGGGTATCTGTTTCCACGCCATTTTCAGAGAGCCAGCCTTTCATCTGTTGCACTGAGTTTGGATTATCAAGTTCTGTTACTTTCTGCATCTGATCCATCAGCTTGGTGCGTGACATCTCATCCATAGTAATGGCCTGTTTTACAAAGTCCATATCTACCTTGATGCCTCGATCGTTAATTCTCTCACTCAAATGGTATTCATCCCAGATGAAATCTGGCACAGGAAATTTAATCAATTTCTGCTCAATCTCCATCTCTGCCTCGACATCACGTATGTTATAGGATTTGAATCTCTCCCATTTGACTGGATCGTCAGATGGTAAATTTCTTGTGCGGTTTCTATTTGTCTTAGTCGGGCTACAAGGACCACAAAAGAATCGAATCAGATCTTTACCTTCCGTCATTTTTTGCTTCCCAAGGCCAAGAACTGCGCCTACACCTACTAATGATAACGGCAGCCCCATATATGCTGCCCATGTCATTGTGCACCTCCATGATTCAGGAGGAATATACTTACCCACTGGGTATCCCAGAAAGCGTGAGAAGCATATCCGCTCAAAGGAAGCATTATGAGCATATTTTATAACATTATCATCTTCTATTGCAGAAAGTATCAATGGTGGTATCTTTTCACCGCGGGCTAGATCGATTATTTTAACCTCACTTCCGTCTGTGGAATAGGCAAAGAGCAGTATTTCAAAATCATCTGCCTGAACATAACGATACACACCACACTTTGCTAAATTGACGCTACTATAAGTTTCAATATCACAATGTAATGTTTTTATTTCAGCCATGCATATCTATCTCCATTCTTTATTTTGCTTATAGCCTGATGACCCACATCATACATCTCTCCAAGCCGAGTGCAGGTAAACCCGCAGAATAATCCGAATCGTATTCCCTCAACATCATCCGTGGTAAGTTTCTTCCATGCCTTGCCTTGGCGATAAACATCATAAACATTTTCAGTCTGCGTATCATATCGAAGGTTCACTAGGCGATTATCTTTTGGATCCCCATTTGCATGAAGCACATACATACCGTCTCTTTCGCCTACAAAAGCAGCCATAACCAAATGATGAACTGCAAAGGTTTGTCTTGGATCATTTAGGACAACCATTAGATAATTACCTCGATTTCCGGGTCGAAGTATTCTTTCCTTTAATAAATAATCAAACTCGCCATTTTGATTACTACTATGAATTACACGTTCAAGACTCTTAATTCTGCCCTCACTGCTTGCCTGGTACTTCCCCTCATATCCGGGTATGTCTTTCCATATCTCATCCATTCAATGCACCTCCTTGTAAAAAAGAAGGTGGCAGAGGAAATACCCCCACCACCGTCAATTGGCCTTTTCTATTAGGCAAGGAAGTCATCGTCTGCAAGAGTAGTAAAATCATCTGCTGCAGAACTCTTTCCACCAAGAGGCTCACCATCTTTTATCTTTTGAATGTTGCCAAGTCCGCAAGCCACACCTTTATTTCCGTTGGAATTGAAGGCGAAAAAATTTAATGAAACCCTAGCAAAGCATCCGCTGTAAACTTCACCACGATCCATGATTGGCTTTACGCTCTTGTCCACAATCTGTGGTGGAGTTTTGCTGTTAGCATTGATAAAATAATGCCCTTTATATGCCTCGTCATCGCGCTCCACATCCCCATCACGCAGAGGAATTTTTATAGCAGCCTTGTTGGGCTTCTTTCCACCAAACTTAGCGATGCCTTCTTCAATAGCAGCATCAATAGCAGCATTTACTGCGTTAATGGTTTCTGTATCGTCCTTTGGAATGAGTACGGATACGCTGTATTTTTCAGCACCACCGTTGACAGAAACCGGCTCCCAGCCGTGGAAGTAAGAGAGTCTTGTGTTCACACCTGTAATAACCTTAGTTCTATTCGTATTGTTTTTCATAATGATCAATCCTCCATAATTTCATTAAATTCGTTTTTTGCGTTCGTTACGTTCATAGCCACTCTTTTATCTGTTTTAGGAACAAGTGTTGGCTTTCCCGGTGGTTTTACTATGAGGCTTCCTAAGATTTCCTCAAATTTTGTTTTGCCCATCAGTTTCTGCATCTCTGTCAAAGGAATAAGGCTCTTACGGTAAATATCTTTATATCCACTCTCTACAGCTTTTTGTGCGACAGTATCTTCATCTTTGTACTTACGAACTGAGCGACCTTCCACAACTTTAAAACCACTCCACTCTTTCCCATGGTTAACTGCTGCATCTGTGGCATAAGCAATTATTTCACCCGCCCACTTCGTGAGATCAGGAATAATGTTTAGAATTTCTTCAATCTCACTATCTGTAAGCAGAGGTGGCATCTTAAACTCCTTCTGGGCCAGTTTGAGCTTTTCATCAGCCCTTGCACGGCATCTTATGGATGCTCTGCAGAAAGTACACCACGGGCCAGGGATATATTCACCTTCTCCTTGATAGGCTTTTGTTGCCTTTGGTTTCAGTTCCTCTTCTGCCCAAGCTTTAAGTTCTTCTACCGGAACAGTCCAGGTGCTGACGTTTTCTCTACGTGGCTGGAATATTGTCATGGAAACTTCTTTGATGTCATAGAGACTGTCATAGATTTCAAGAGCCCCTAATGCATAGAGTTTCATCTGCGGATTGTTTTCTGCGTCCACAAGGACTCCAATTCCGTATTTGAAATCCACTATGTGAAGCTTGTCATCTGAAATGATTACACAATCTCCCGTACCAAATCCATCTGGCACATAGCAAGAGAAGTCAAGGCGTTGTTCAATAAGAACGATAGGGTCAGTACAGGACTTTCTTGCAAGTTCTACCTGCTCCATGATGAAGGCAACATAGTCATCTGTGCATTCTTCCATTTCATCTGAATCATACTCTGACACGGGCCTCTTACTTCTAATGTGGAGCGCTTTTTTCAATTTGTGTTCTGAGAGTTCATGTGCTGCAGTACCGGCTTTTGCCGCCTCTCCACTTGTGTTTTCAAACTCAAGTTCAAGCCTTGCAGATGGCAAGCAATGGAGCCATCTGTGGGATGAAGATGCAGATAGTATTGCGTGATTACCCATTACCAAGAACCTCCGCATCTTTCAAGATGTCAGCATAGTATGCCTTGTCAATAGCACTAAGCTTATCCGCACCATACTTCCCGATAATAGCTCTGACTTCCGCAGTAAAACCAAGCTGGCTTTTTTCAGCAAGGACCATACGCACTTTTTCAAGTGGTATATCCGGCTCTTTTGCTTTGTCTGACTTTGTGGCAGGCACTTTTTCAGGCGCAGCATCGCTTTCGGTCATTGCATTGCAAACCACTTCTATGCTGTCTGCAAGGCTTCGCATGTCACTTACAACATCAAGCAGTAACTTTATTTTGCTCAAGTTCATTTCCTCCTTTCGTAGTCTCACAGATAGCAAGTTCCTGGACGCTATCTCCTGGAATCAGAATTGTTACACGCTGTTTATCTCCAAGGAGGAAACGTAGAATGCGCTCCCTTACGGTGACATTACGGCAAGTAACGATTCCGCCTGTCTGTGGCATTTTTGAAACACTGATCTTCAAGTTGTGTTTCATATCCATCACCTCTTTCTGAAGGGTCATTATTTGTTCCCCTCTATCTGGTAGCCTTGGGAAAGATGGAAATCTGACGATTTTATGAAATAACAAAAAAATAATGCCCTCAGAAGTTTTAAACCTCCAAGGGCATAATGCTTAACTAATCGGTTTTGATAAAGGCATCTATAAAGCCTGCAGCTTTTACTCTGGCCAGCATTGCTTCGGCATTGGACTTAACGCTATAAGCTCCAACCTGAACCCTATACAACTTCTTAGTCGGTGGCGTGGAAGCTGCAGGAGTCGTAAGTAGCTTTTTAACGTCAGCCCTGAAGGTATCCATACTCTTACCATGCCTAGAAAACCAGTGCCGAGGATCTCCATGATTGCTGGCGATTTTCTTTTGATAACCTTCGTAGTGGCCAATGATATCTTTCTCCGTCAGGTCATAGAGTTTACAAAGGTAAGCACAAAGCTC